TACAGCTCATTTTAGTGGTGATGTTAATTGTGACACAATTAATACCAAATCAGGACAAGATTTATTATTTAAAAATAATACAACAATCACTTACGCTAAGCTAGATAGTTCTGGTGAGTTTCATATTAAGCAATATCTAATCGCGCAGATATCACATGGCTAGTGCGAAACTATAGAAATGGTGTGTTGATTGGTAATATTGGGCTGATTTTTATATCTTCACGGACATATCAAATAGAAAACTTTGGAAACGGCTCAGTGCAATTTATGGCAAAGTTTGAAGTGGGGGACAACTACTATATAGAAGTAAAATGCAAAGAAGGTAGTAGCGGTTGGACCGAGAATTTTGATGGATTAGATTGGTTAGGCAGTGGTTGTGTGAAAATTGAATACAAAGGAATTGCATAAAGTGTATTATAACCTAATAATTAAAATATAATATATATTTTTTTTATATAGGTACAGTGTATAATGCCGTTCAAAAAGACAATAGGTTCACGCGCGGAAGTATTTCACGGGGTTGCTAAACACACCTCTGGTGGATTAGAAAAGAAACATCTTTTAAAAAATAAAGCAGGTCAGATAGTATCAAAGGCGAAGCATTTTACTGCCAAAAAGGAAAAGCGTTTGGAAAAATATGGGTATTTTGCCAAAAAGGGTAAATTCGGATTTGTAAAAAAATCCCCTAAAAAGAAATCCACTCACAAGAAACGATAACTTATCCACTTGACCTAATTCTACGTTTAGATTGAGCAATTTCTCTCTTATTGTCCAATGTAAACATAGAACTAACATTAGAATTACCTACCTGAATACTAGTTTTATTTCGTATATAACTAGCATTGTCTGTGAATGTATTAGCATGTATGGGTGTGCCATTAAAAGAGGAATCCTTTTTAGAAGACGTTTTAATATACATTTTACGTAAAAAAGCATAAGATTGTGCGTTTGAGCTGGTGCGGTCTTTTTGAACAGAAGACATATATATATTAGGCATACACTTTTAAAGGCTGATTAATGTGTGTGTGTTCGTCATCAATATGTATAAAAAACCATAAATATATAAAATTAACCGCACTTGTCATATCATAGTAATTAAAATTTCTATTCATGTAAACATTATTGCCAATGTCTTTATAATATTGTATCGTATCTATTGGGTCTTTTAAATTGTGTATACCATAATCTCCAATTAATTCACCATCACAGGTAATGCCAACCGATGCCCTCAATGTGCTTGTCATAGATACAAATTGGGATTTTAAAGATGGTTTAGTAGTATATATAAATTTATAATATGGATTTTCTTTACAAAAATGAACCACATTATAAAGACCCATAATAGAACTAGGTTCAGACCATATGTTATATATAATAATGGTCTTAGGTGTAATATATTTGGTTAATGATAAGGTAACGATGTCTCCATATATATAAGTAACCTCGTCAAGATAGGCATACATATTGCTAAATTCTCTTGATGAAGAAGGTGATGATAAATTGTCAATGATAGTAATGGTAAATTTATCTTTATTAAACAATAATTTATCTATTAGTTCTCGAGCCATCCAATTACACCCCCCTATTAGTAGTATATTCAGCTTCATTATAACCTATTTACAATCAATGTGCTTATATTAAAAAAAATTCAGTTTATGTGTGTCAAATACACTCAGGTAGTTTTTAGAAAACCCCTTTTTTTCAGTAAATGACTCAGTATTTATGTGTTGGTGTATTAAAAACAAACAGACAATTATTATAATTAGGTATTTCATTATATTAATTACATATAATTTCATTTAAAATAAAGTTTTTACTGTTTATATATATGATGAATTCTGAACAAAAACAAAAGTTAAATGAAATGATTGATACAAATAGCACGGTGGATAAAACAGCTGAAATTAGAAAATTAAAACACAGCAGTAAAATACGAAAGGATGTAACAACAATGATTCTATTGAAAAAGAATAATACAGATAAGGTAAAAATAGAGAAACTGGCTAAATCTAAATGTGGATTTTTATTTACAAATTATCCTGTTATATTTGAAAAGTTATTAAAAAATGGATTAAATATAGATATCATGTATATGTTTATTGATGTATTAAAAAAAATAGAAGATGGTAAGTATGATCAACATGAAGGGGCATTCAAGGTGGGTTCATTGCTCAAACAAATGTACATCGACCCAGCCATAACAGAGACAAATGCATCAACCAGTGAAGATTCTAAATTAACCTGGGCTGAGTATAAATTGATGCAAAATAAATAATACTATACATCAATGACAATCCTATTAATTGTAGAATCGCCATCCAAATGCAGTATTATTGAGAAATATTTAGGTAAAGGATATAAAGTAATAGGTAGTTGTGGTCATATCACCTCATTAACAACTCTCGAACAAATAAATTTTAATACCTGTGTGATTAAATATAAAAATGAGAAATTAAAAATTATCAAACAAATGAAAGAAGAGATTAAGAAAGCATCGAATGTTATTTTAGCAACAGAAGATGACCGAGAGGGAGAAGCAATAGCATGGCATATTTGTAATGTGTGTAAATTAGATGTAAAAACCACACCTCGTATTAAGTTTCATGAAATTACTCAAAAAGCATTACTTGTTGCATTAGATAAACCATCTGTAATAGACATGAATCGGGTAAATAGTCAGCGATGCAGACAAGTATTAGATTTATATATTGGTTATAGGATTTCGCCTATTTTATGGAAATATATAACTCATAAATTAAGTGCGGGTAGATGTCAAACACCCGCCTTGCATATTATATACGATAATGAATTAGAACATGTAAATAAATCGTATGAGACAACCTATGCAATACAAGGTGTATTCACGCATAAAAACATAAAAATGGCTTTGTCTCATACGCTTGATAACCCGGAAAACTATTTGGATGAATGTAAATCATTTACTTTTACCTTATTAAGTAAAGAGACAAAGTCTGTTACCGAAAAACCTCCTCAAATATTAACTACTTCATCTCTCCAACAATTGGCTAGCCAGACCTTAGGTTTGTCTCCAATCATGACTATGAGTTTAGCCCAGACTTTATATGAGAATGGATTGATTACCTATATGCGAACAGACTGTGCGTCTTATAGTGATGATTTTAAACAAGAACTAGAGACACATATCCAAAAAAAATATGGTAATGATTTAGTAAAACCCATACAGAATAAGGAAAAAAAAGCACATGAAGGTATTCGAGTGACTCAATTAAATCTAACAGAGACAACCTTTGAAAATACACGAATCAATAAGTTGTATGCGTTTATATACAAACATACATTACAAACAAGTATGGCAGACAGTGTCTCTTTAAAAACAAAATATACGATTTCTTCTCCCCAAGAATATTATTTTACACACAATGAAAGTAAATTTACATTTAAAGGATGGAAGCAGCTGAATAAAGAAAAGGATGAAGAATCAATGGATGTTTATTTACGAGGAGACATTCCGCGAAATGTAATATATGCAACAGAAACCTTAATAGAACAAAAATTTCATTTAACAGAAGCCCAACTCATTAAACAATTAGAAAAAAAAGGAATAGGACGCCCATCAACCTATGCTTCTATTCTTGAAAAAATTAAGGATAAAAAATATATTACAAAGGGTAAAATTCTTGGACAGTCAATGCAGGTGACTAATTATATATTAAGTGATGATAAGATTACACAAGAGACAAAGGAGGTTGTCTCCCAAGAAGAAAGTAATAAGTTACAGATAACCCCACTAGGTTTAGAGGTAATTGTATTTTGTATGTCCTATTATAATCATTTATTTAATTATGAATATACCAATAATATGGAACTTAAGTTAGATTTAATAGAAGAATTGTCTCAGGATTGGACTCAAACGGTTCATCAGTTTAAAAAGGAAGTGGATACGGAGGTACATATAGATATTATAAAAAAACAACAAGATAGTTTAAATTGTGGGATGCATAAGTCCCATCCAATAATTATAAAGTCTGGTCGATACGGGTATTATTCAGAACATAATAAAATAAAGCATTCATTAAAAGATTGGTCAATGTATGATTTAATTGAGACAATAATAGAAAATCAATGCATTGAACCAGAACAATTCACATCACTTATAGAATATGTACATGTAATTAAGATAAGTAAGGATATGTGCATTAAAAAAGGACCACATGGAGAATATTTATATTACACAGGCAAAAAGAAACCGCGATGTTTAAAGTTAGACATAGAAAGTAGAGACATATCTGAAATCAAGGACTTTGTTAAAAATAAATATAACATAGTATGTTAATGGTAGACACTATAGTATTACACACTCTATATTTAGTGGGCATCATATTTAAATTTATGTTAGGATTATTATCCTCTGGGAAAAGTATTGTGGCATATTCAACCTTAACTATATGGACAAATATAATTTTAATAACCGCATTTACTATTAATTTATTCGTAGCAAATGTTGAACAGGCTACCAATTTATTTAAAATTGCACTTACCATAACTATATTAGGGTTATTATGGCAATTATCTATTGTGTATAAACATCACGAAAGTTTAGATATAAATAAGGTGCCTTCTACTTATATGAGCTGGAATGCAGTGTATAATGTATTATTGCTATTATTTGTAGGTGTAGTATCAACAGAACAAATACACAGTGAAAACTTATTGCTAATATTATCCATGCTTATGTTTGTGACAATTATTATAAATCAAATTATATTAGATTTTTTTATGGTGGATATTTATACTGAATAATATATTTATAAACTAATCCTATTTTTGTGTCTGTCTCCCATATACCAGATAATAATAATTGCATAGATTTAATTTTATGTTTTGAATAAGAATGGGGTGGCTCTAACCGAGTAAATACGATATGTTTTTTAGTGGTTGTATTAAATATGGATAATAGATGTTGTTCAAGTTTGCTGACTAATACAGTTGCCTGTTCAGTCATGCCAATATAAATCCCATATTTTAAATTTAAATAAGTCATTGGTATGTGTATGTATAGAGAGGATATTGTAAAACATTCATTTGAATATAATATTTTATAAAACAAGCCAAATGTTTTTATTTTATTTTTAGTGGGAGGCGAATAAATAACATATCGTGGTTCAAATGAATCAATATTAATAAGTAAATTCATATTACATATGAATACCGATTTCTTATTAAATATTATTTTAAAGATATATATGAATGAATACAATTGTATACGGACCAGATGGAGTGGATACATTTCCAGCTGCTTTAACCTTGTGCGGTAATGACACGGACTATCATCAAAAAATAATAATAAATGTAAATGAATCTAGTTTTTCATTTAAAATTACGAATGTTCACATTGAATTAGATTTTGAGTTATTAGGTACAAATGAATATAATATATGGATTGCCTTTTATAATACAGTAAAAAATATAGCTCATTCAAAAAAGTATTTTATCATCTGTAAAAATTTTAATGTGATTAAGAATGAATTACTTGAAATATTTCATGTATTTTTAAGACACACCAATATGACCTTTATACTATGCACAAAGGCTATTTCATGTTTAACTGCAGAAATTAAACAAAAATGTGACATAAAGGTAATAAAAAATAAATCATCGAATCACGACATTAACTATGACCATTTACTAGAACCAATAATACAAATTATAATCAGACATGAAGTAGATTATTTAAATATACGAGACAAGTTATACGCGGTGTTAATTTATAATATGGACATTCATTTATTTTTTAATGAAATATTAATGAGACTATATGAATTAAACTACATAACTCAAATAGATGATTCGGTATTAGAAATTATTCGTAAGTATAATAATAATTATAGAGCAATTTATCACTTAGAATCTTTTGTATATTATTTAATTCAATTAAAAACAATCACGTAATAAGAATAATGAATAAAACTCATGCCATGTATATATTAAATATATCAATACATGAACCTATATCAGACAAACTATTACGAAAAAAATATTTAAGTGCCAGTTTAAAATATCATCCAGATAAAAATATAAATACGGATACTATCCCTTTTCATGAAATTAAAGATGCCTATGAGTTTATGTTACAATTACCTAAAGACGACAATACATCGCAGTATAATATATCAATATATAAAATTTTAATTCAATTATATAAACTATATAAGTGTCATGTAATTGAATTGGAGCCTACGCTAAATATGTTATTAAATAAGGAGGTATATTATGCGTCGTCATATGGACTTTATATACCCTTATGGCATGAATCTATTTACTTTGAAGATAAAGGATTATTTGTGAAAATATTACCTAGATTACCGGATTATATATCTATAGACACGGATAATAATATACTTATACATTTGGATGTCTCTAATAAATGTATTGGAGACATAGTCGAATTTAAGTATTTTAATTTAACATACACATTTAATTATGATGGAACAAATACTAAAATATATGAAAAATGTGGCATTCCATTGATTAAAAAAAATATATATGCTTATGAAGATTTATCGAATGTTATTTTTACTTTTTTGACTTCTTAGCCCCCTTCTTTGGAGGCTCGGGTGCTTCTGGCTCAGGTGCTTCAGTCTCTACTTCAGTCTCTACTTCAGTCTCTACTTCAGTCTCTACTTCTGCTGGAACATCCGCTGGGTCAACCTCTTCGTCTGTATCATATGTAGTCACTGGCTTTGTATCTAAATCCTCATCGGTTTCTTCTGTGTAAGTAACCTTAGTATTTAATTCCTCTTCAGATAGTGAAATATGACATACACCAGCGGCCAGAGACTCAACTGGCTTGACCTTGCCCTGATAAAGCCGCCAAGTTACTCCAAAGTTGCCTCCTGCTGCCCAAATTCCACCACACTTAATAATACTTGCCATATGACATCCCTTTTGAACAAATTCATCTGCTGTATGACCATTATCAGCTGAAACTAATAGATTATCTTCAACATCATACATATCGAATCCAGGCTTTCCTTCCCAGATAGGAAGTTTAATACGCATAGACGGCATTCGCTCCATATCAGGTTCTCCTGTTTCAGTATTCTTAGGATACTTTAGAATAGGCTTCCACTTTTCACGAATCACTTCGTCTGACAGTTTCTTTCCAAAGAATTCCATGCTATTCGCGGTGACGTGTGCAATAACAGATTGTTCAAATGATTGAATCATGCTAAGAAATGATACGATTGATGCAGTTGTATCCTCAATCCGTGGAAATTGTAAATTAATGCTATAACTAGTTGGTTGTCCTTCATTTTCATATTCTTCAACACCCCATGTCATCATTAGTGGTGTTTGAACTAGAACTGGTTTCTTAGTCCCCGTCCCAAGAAGTCCAACACTTTTATTACCCTTTGGTGCAACCTTTAATTTAGTGAAAATCACATCAGAATTCATTGAGAATGTGGAAGGATTTACAATTTGGGAAGTCATTATAGTATAGTATGCTCCTAACCTTTATATCAATTTTATATTATACAAAATAACCATCCAAAAATAAAATTGATTGACATATATTTAATAGAGAATGTATATAAATGACACAAAATATTAAACAATTCACGGTTAAACGATTACGAGAACTATTAAAAACATATAATGTTAAAATAACCGTTACAAAAAAAGCGGATTTATTCGACACATATATTTCAATTATGACTAAAAACACGAATGCAATTATTATACAGAAATATTGGCGGCGACACTTTATTTCATTATATATGGATACACTTGGTCCTGCTGTGCACGATAAATCTATTTGTAATAATATAGAAGATTTCATGACAATGGATGAGTTATCTAAAATTAATGTGTATGAATTTATAAGTTATGCTGGTGTCGATAAATTTGTGTATGGGTTTAGCATATTATCCTTGTCTCTAGTAATTAAAAAGAATAATCAAAATCCATATAATAGGTCTATAATAGAGCCATGCATTAATATACAAGTATGCAAAAAAATACGATACAATAAAATTTTAAATAAAACGATTCCCGATGTAATATATGAGACACGGACCAATGATTTTGTAGCGTTTTTTCAAAAATTGGATAATTTAGGAAATTATACCAATGTAGAGTGGATAACGTCTTTGTCAAATTATAATTTAAAAAAATTTATATATGAGTTGCATGATATATGGGCATATAGAGCATCTTTATCGGCTGAACTTAAAGCTTATATATGTCCATTAGGGGACCCCTTTAAAAATATACCTCTTCATTACATATCTAAACAATCTAATGTAATGGACGATTTAACATTGAAAACTTATATATACCTAATAGTAAATAAAATAGTAAATAACACAGCCAGTATTGAACATCAAACATTAGGAGCTATGTATATATTATCTGCGATAACTTTAGTAAATAATGAGGCGGCTATGAGTCTGCCATGGTTATATAATTCTGTTATATAATTAATGCGTAAAAAGAGTATAAAAACATATGTTATAATAATGTATATGTCCAATGTAAACAAAGCCACCACAAAGCCAACTGACTCCAAGCCTAAGCCTAAGGCTGAATCTAAGCCTAAGGGCGAATCTAAGCCTAAGGCTGAATCTAAGCCAAAGGCTGAACCTAAGCCAAAGGCTGAATCTAAGCCAAAGGCTGAACCTAAACCAAAGGCTGAACCTAAACCAAAGGCAGCTGACCCAGTAGCAGACACTCCTGCTGATGAGGATGCTCCTCAGTTTGAACTTCTGCAAGCATCTCTGGAAAAGTTTGCTACTCTTAACACTATGCTGGTAGATGTTCAGGCAGCTCTTTCTAAGTTACGGGCTGAAGTAAAGGTGGTCGAAAAGTCTATGTGCAAGGAGATGAAGGTTGTCGATAAGGCAAATGCTAAGAAGAAGAGCAAGAAGGGAAGTCGTGGTGCTAGTGGGTTTACCAAGCCTACTGGAATTAGTGATGAGCTAGCCACTTTCATTTCTCTGGATAGTGGAGCCATTATTGCTCGAACTGATGTAACCAAGGCGATTACTGAATACATCCATACTCATGGACTTCAATTCAAGACCAATGGAAGGCGTATTTGCCCAGATGATGCTCTGGCAACTCTTCTCCGAATTGATAAGGATGCGGTAGTCCAAGAAGGCAAGGAGAAGGGTCAGCCTCAGCTGTCTTATTTCAATCTGCAAAAGTATCTTAAGATCCATTTTGTAAAGGTAGAATCAACTGACCCAGTTGCATAATTATACCTAATAAACCCCTCATTAAAAAATCTATAAAAATCCCATAAAAAATAATAAGTTTTATTTATTATTTTTTAAAATACTTATTCTGTTAAAATACTTATTCTGTTAAAATACTTATTTACGCAGTTTTATTGTACCGTTTTTTTTAGAGAAACTAATGGGAGGTTTTTTAACAACATCACCGGATCCGCCAGGTAATTCTTCCTTTGACTCTGATGCGGATCCGCCAGGTAATTCTTCCTTTGTCTCTGATGCGGATGCCTTTACATCGGACATTTTATTATTTAATTCCTCTTTTGTCTTTTCATTTTCTTCGGCATTTTCTTCATCATTTTCTTCATCATTTTCTTCATCATTTTCTTCATCATTTTTAATTTCCTCCATTGGAACCTCGTCAGCAGGTATTTCATTTTCATTATCATTACTATTTTCATTACTACTACTATTACTACTACTACTACTACTACTACTACTACTACTACTACTACTACTACTATTACTATTTTCATTTTCATTTTCATTTTCATTGCTATTTTCATTATTTTCATCATTTTCATCATTTTCATTGGCATGTAATACTTCTGGTGAGACATATTTCGTGTTAGCAACGGCGGACTGCTTTACGGGTTCAGCCATTACAAATATATCTGATTTAATAGAGTTGAATTGGTCCAATGCATTAATAAAAGGGAACTTATTATAAAATACATCATTTAAATAAGCATATATTGAATCCGTATCTTTTTTATTGTCCTCATAAAAACTATCTAATGTATCTTCAGTTAACGTTTTGTTATATATATTTTGAATAAACTGTTTGAACTCTTTTGTTTTCTCATCATATAAATCCTTTTGTTTGAAATTTTTTAATGCTTTTGCTTTATATTCGTTTTTTTTATCTGCATACACCGTATTTAAAATAGCCTTATTTGCAGGGTCTTTAGATAATTGTATTAAATATCCAAACAGTGTGGGCTTAAGATTAATAATAGATGCTTTATTATCAATATAATACGGGAAAAAATTAATAAACCCTGCACCTAATTGAGTTATGTCTGTATTTTGATTTTCTACTTCACATATGCCTAATTTATGAGATATACTACCATAATGCACTGCGTATATTATACAATAATAATGAGAGTCCGCCTCATCATGTTTTCTAAATGCATCGTGTGTGATCATAATGGTTAAATTTTCCTCATCTAATCCATATATTTTTAATTTATATATAGCGGCATTTAATGAAGGGGATTCTGCGGTTATACCTAAATGTGTTTTATCCTCTTCATTCACGACTAATATATTAGTAATCACCTTATGGCTGTTATACATAAATGGTATCATGGTATTTTCTGATTTAGCGTCCATATTATATGTTTATATTATATGTTTAATACAAAAAAACATAAATCAAAGTGTATTGGTTTATCCGAATCCAAATGTGTATATCCATGTAAATTTATAAATAAAACACGAAAATATTGTAGAATATCTACCAACTTTATTAAAACAGAACCCAATCCTATGTCCATAAAACAATATGTAATACAAAGTCAATTTAGTCCAAAATATAACCTATTTGCTAACATTCTTAAATGTTCTCATATATCTTCTAATAATATAAAAAATAATACAATCAAAATAAAATTAGCATTACCTACAGGAGAATGTGTTACGTATACTGATAATAGAGTTACTAAGATATTTTTATCTAATTTAGCAAAACATAATATAATCAACCCTACCGATTTACTTGGTCCGAGACAATCTCTTCGCAATTGCTGGTTTAATGTTAGTCTTATGATTCATTATGTGAGTGATAATGGTCGTAAATATAATAAGTATTTAAGACAATTTATGATAATGGGTAAATTACATAATATAAACCCACTTCCAGCCAGGTTTCGTAAAACCTTATTTTTATTAAATATTGTAATTGAATCTATCCTTAAGGGTGACCCTTTTACGTATGTAATTAATACAAATGCCATTATACAAAGAATACATCATGACATACCTGATAAATATAAACTTTATGATATAAATGAAAATGGCAATCCATTTCATTATCAGTTGGCATTATTAAATTATATACATGGTGCAAATAATAGATTTTTTGATGGAAATGTTATATTTGCTAATCCAAACCAAATAAATTCTCTAAATAATCATACCTTATGGGTTAAATTATCAGACATGAATCATAGTAAGAATAAGCAGTTGTCTCTCACTGATACTGGTGGACATACATTTATATTAGATGCAGTGTTATTGCGTGATTGTAGTAAAAATCATTTTTGTTGTTTTATTACAATTAATGGTAAAGGATATAGTTATGATGGAGATTCAACACCGACGATTAAACCATTCCATTGGAAAAAATACATTAATAAAAACGTAAACATATCCTCTTCAAATAAACACACTTGGAATTTTCGTAAAGGATATCAAGTATTAGTTTATTATAAGAATTAATGACTGTTTTTTTTAATATAATCATCTATATCCATAAATTTAAACTTCATTTTATTATCGGTATTGTTATTTTTAATATCCATTAAGGTTGTATGTATGGATTGCCACTTTGGCTCAAATAATAATAAATCGAGACAATCGGTGATTAATATAAATATACTATTTAACAGTTCCTGTTTATATTCTTTATCATCCTTATTCATTTCGTTCTGTAATATAATAACCAATTCATTTAATAAAGTGGTAATAACATCTACAGTGCATACTTTAGATTTTGTTAAATTTGAAAAAAATGTTAATGATGCTTTTAATTGAGTAATGTTCTTAGTATAGTCGCAATACATATCATAATTTACATTTGGGTTAACAAACTTAATTTGTTTTATTTTTTCACAATAGGTCATAAAGTTTTCTTGAAATACCTTATAAAATTCGCTATTTATTTTAATTAATTCAACATAAAGTTTAGAAAATAACTCCGAATAAAATATATTTGAACTTGCTATATTAAATATCTTATTTGTGATTTTATTAATTTCGTCAAAGTCTGTTATTTTTATAATTTCTTCAAATAATTCTTTTGATAGTTTATCATAATTTGCCTTGCTTAACTTATTCAATATTTTATATATGTCCTTATTTTCAGCCTTTACGATTACAGTTGATTTTATTGGCTCGCTATAGATACCCAATTGTTTTTTTAAATCAATTATGCAAATCATCACTTCTTCGGGCAATGTATCATCTTTTATGGTGGCTGCATATTTAACGATGGTATCATATTCCATAAGTATCTTTATTAATTACTATTTAAATGATTCGTAAATTAATATATATTGTTTTCATCATTTATATTAATTATGCTTGATGATTTTAAGTTACCTATCGAATATCACGCAAATCAGTTATCGCCCGTTATTATAAATGACCTTGAATTAGACACATGTTATACACAATTATTTACATCTTCGTCATTAAAAACCAAATGGATCTCAAACTATACATCAAATAAGGAGTTTTTAATTCATAGCCAATCCTTAATAAAATCATATGACACTTCTGTATATGATTTAGACCAATACAATGACATGTATGACGAATTTAAAAGTGAGACAAATTTTATAGATAAATATCAATACATTCCTTTTAAAGCATTATTAGCATTAAATACATCCATTCCATTTATGCAAGTGTTAAGTTATTATAATTTATCTTCTCCTGTTTTGTCTCTGGTTGGTCCTTTCTTTATTTTAATATTACCTTTTTTTATACTAAAATCAAAGGGGTTGAATATTACTTTTAGTGATTATTTTAAAACAATCGGCGAAATCATGCAAAACTACAACATGTTTAAAATTTTTGACGGTAAATCTAATATAAATCAAAAAGTATCTGCTTTAGTTAGTATCATATTTTATTGCTTTCAATTATATCAAAATATATTGTCATGCACTTCATTTTATGTTAATATGCATAGCATAAGTGGATTTATCGAGACATATAAAGAGTATCTACAAAAAGGTATTTTACTAATTGAGTCAGTTAAGTTAAAAATAATGAAGTATAAGTCTTATGAGCCTTTCTTACATGACCTTACTTTACATACCGACAACATCAATATTTGTCTCACCCGCATTAATACAATTCTTAGTGGAGACAATTCATTTATTAAATTAAGTCAAATAGGAAACATTATGGCTACCTATTATGAATTATATCACGACGATTTATTTGATACCAGTTTTAAATATATTTTTAATTTAAATGAATATAATAACGACCTACATAAATTAACTGCATTAGTATATGGTAAACAAATTAATCCTTGTGTATTTTCTAAACAATCTTCAATTATTAAGAAAGGGTATTATCTGCCGTATTTACACACAGAACATATTACGAATGATGTGTCTCTTAATAATAATATGTTAATCACCGGACCGAATGCATCTGGAAAAACAACCACTATTAAATCTATACTAATTAATCTAATTATGGGGCAACAGTTTGGCATGGGTTGTTATAAAACAGCAACTGTTAATATATATGATTATTTCCATTCTTATTTAAATATACCAGATACCTCTGGTCGAGATAGTTTATTTCAAGCAGAAGCAAGACGATGTAAAGATATATTAGACTTTATAACTACCCATGATGATAAATCACATTTTTGTATATTCGATGAAATTTATTCTGGAACAAACCCAAATGATGCAACTAAATGTGCTAAAATTTATTTAAAAGGACTTAGTAAATTAGATAATTTAAATTTTATAATTACTACACATTATACAGATTTATGTAATTATTTTGAATCTGATAAAACATATACAAATATAGTAAATTATCACATGGATGTAATTGACAAAACAGATAAATTAGAATACACATATAAGTTTAAATCTGGTATATCAACTGTGCATGGTGGTGAACAAATTTTAAGAGACCTTGAATATCCAGACTACTTATTTAATCTATAGTTCGTTTAAAATATATAAAGAATATACCAATATACTTATAATGGGTCTACTCGATATTACCAGCTTTTGGTCAGGCATTATAATTAATTTACTATTAATTACTTTAGTATGTTTTATGTTTCAACAAAAATATACAAGCCTACAAATGTCCATACGGGAACAAAATGAAGCAATTCATTCTTTATTAAAAGCAAATAAGCCTATTAACCATGTTGTTATTAAAAAGCAAATGAATAATTTAGTTGACAATGAAGTTGATGAAAATAATGAAATAAATGAAATAGATGAGGATGATGATGATGATAATGTTGAGTCTGAGGAGGAATGTGATATGTCGTGTAGAATATTGGAGGTAGAGACACTGGAGGCAGAGACATCTGATGTAGAGACACTGGAGGTTGAGACACTGGAGGTTGAGACACTGGAGGCAGAGACATCTGATGTAGAGACACCTGAGGTTGAGACACTGGATGCAGAGACACCTGAGGTAGAGACACCTGAGGCAGAGACACCTGAGGCAGAGACACCTGAGGTTGAGACACCTGAGGTTGAGACACCTGAGGTAGAGACATCTGAGGTTGAGACACCTGAGGTAGAGACATCTGAGGTTGAGACTGACGCAGAGACACTGGAGGCAGAGACATTTGTAATTGAGGGTGGTTCTTCATCTATATATAATAATATGAGTGTTAAAGAATTAAAACAACTGTTATCTAACAAGGGAATTAATGCAAAGAACGCTAAAAAGGGGGATTTATTACGTATGTTAAATGAAGATGATGGTATAATAATTGATTAATATAATGAACCGCAAATATCTACAAGATAATGCCTTGAGTATAATGAATAATAATATGAACCTATTAAAAATGGAAAATAATACACCTTTATTTTACGATAATAAGATACGTTCTCCTGTAAGATATAATGGCGTAAATGACACATCAAAACCATTTGGATATTCAAATTCAATACTTAAGGAATTTTATTTGATGAAAGAAAGACTACAAAATGTATTTTAATTTAAATATATATCATACCATATATTAGTATGATATATCTAAGCATTGACGTGGGCATTAAAAATATGGGTTATATGATATATGATACTGATTTAAATAAAATAGTAAAATGGGATATTATGGTATTGTGTGAGATAAATGCCTCAAAGGTAGATATGATTACATTAGGCAAAACCATATGTGAAAAATTTAGAGAGACATATGACCTATATAAAATAGATTGTGTTATTATTGAGAATCAAATAGGGTTTAATGCCATACGCATGAAGTCGGTTCAAAGCATGATTTCTTTCTATTTTATACAACAAGGCATTCATGATGTGCATTATTGGAATTCCTCTAATAAATTAAAGGATTATGGATTGCCTAAAAAAACCACTTACCCCCAACGTAAAAAAGAGAGCATTAATATAACGAAATCGCAAATTTCAGAACAACATCCAGAATATTTAGAACATTTTATGAATCATAAAAAGAAAGATGATTTAGCTGACGCATACTTACAATTTGTAAGCTTTATAAAAAAACAATCTATAATTAAATAACGATGCGATAAATATAAAGTAATATCATATAATCTATTTATACATGGAAGAAATTATTAATTTAGATAGTGATGAAATAGCCGATGCAACATTTGAATCCGATACAGGTGTTGAATTATTAATGAATGATTCTCGCCGTAAATCTAAAGATAATGTATTTACTGTTGAAAAAGAACTATCGGATTTAAATAATTTAGGTGATGATGATTTAGATTTAAATGATCACATCCCACTTGGTAAAAGCACATCCATGTTCGAAGAACCTATTAAAAATACATTTAAAAAAATGCCTGATATAGAATCAAGCACAGCAAAACCAGAGACACGCTCAAGGGACGATATTTATAAGGACAAATTCGAATACCTGCGAAAATTAGAACAATTAGAAGCAAAAGGCGCTACTTTAACAAAAAAATATAACATGGATGCCTCTCTTGATGAAATGAAGGGGGAATATGATACACTCATGAGTGAAAAGGCACGGTCAAACAGTGTAAAATTTCAAGGAACTGTGTTAATGACCGCACTATCAGGAATAGAATTTATGAATAATAAAATTGACCCATTTGGTATAAATTTAGATGGATATGCTGAACAAATCGGTGAAGATATAGAGGATTATGATGATATATTTCAAGAGCTTCACGAAAAGTATAAATCTAAAGCATCATTAGCACCAGAAATTAAAATATTATTTAAATTAGTGACGGCAGGCATGATGTTACATTTTACTAATTCTGCATTTAAATCACCTATACCCGGTGTGCCTGATTTAATGAGACAAAACCCAGACCTTATGAATCATTTTACAAAGGCGGCAGTTAGTTCTATGGAAGCTTCTAATCCGGGGATGAGTAATTTTATGAATGGGTTTGGTATGTCTCATGCAGCAGATAGTCATCCGCCTTCAGGTCCATCAAACTTTAGGTCAGAAATGAAAGGTCCAGATAATATTGACAGTGTAATACATAATTTAAGCAGTCGTGTTAATTTAGAAGAGCACAATGAAAGCACGGTAAGTATGGACGATATGGATAACATAAGCATAAGTTCAACACCAAGCACTTCTCGTCGTAAAAAGAAGTCAGATAAAACGGTTATTTCTTTAGCCGTTTAAATAATAGATAAATAATATATTTTGTATGTAATGCAAAGTGCCTATGGAAATTTACAATCAAAAATTAGTTCAATTGAGAGTAAAGTGCTAGACAGTTCAAAAAAAATGTTAGAATTAGATACAGATATGAACAAGTTAATAGAAAACCAACAAACCATAACAATTCAATTAAATGATAAAAAAATTAAACTAGCAGAATTTACCACCATTAATAATAAAGATATAGAACTATTAAACAAATCTAGACAATCTCTTGAAACAATTAATATATCTATTAAAGAATTAGCAGATTCGATTTAGACACATATAACACTATGTATATGGACAATATACCACAAGAAATACAAATACATATAATATCATATTTACCGATGGTGAATATAATACAGCTATTTAAACATTTGTCTCAAGATTTAAAAAATAAAATTATTTATAATATACCACCCCTTTTGCCTATGTTTGTAACAAATCGCATTGTTCATCGACACAAGGGATTACTATTTAAAGAATTAGCCAGATTACATGTAGATAATGCGAATATTATTAAACGAATCAACGAATGGACACATTCAGAGATAACCTCATTATACCAATTAAATAAAATGTATAACTATATTTGCATGTATTATCAACTAAATTAATTTAGCGGTTTTAGCACTCATTAATAAAGACATGTAAAACGATATATTTTTTTTTGTATGAGCACATTTATTACTTTTTTTAGGGGCATTGTATAATTTAAATTTAATGGAATCAACCATATAGTGGTCTCCTTTTAGCGTTGCATCTGGTATACTACCGACTACTTCATATTTAAAATAATCGTAACTCTTTACTATCTCTGTATTTAATGCATGTATATAAAAATTATTTCCATTTTTTAAAATTAACTTAATCATTGCATGTATATTTTTAATAGGATTTATATGAATAGATGTATCTAGTAAATAAAATGTTTCATTTAATATATTTATATTCGTAAATATCTTTAATGATTTAATAGAATTAGTTGATTTATATTTGGACAAATCAAAATGTTTTGGCACATAAAAGGTATCTAATGAATTATTTGTTCGTTCAAAATTATGTGTTGATAAATTTACATCTGTAACAGACGAAGTTTCTGGTATAACCATTCCAGTGTCTTTAGAACTAGGGTCAGTAAACATCATTATGCCTAAAAAGTTTATATATAATACTACTTCTCTTGCGGATGTTCCAATTGGAATAAACATATAACGACCTGTTTCTTTATTAATAGGTCTCAGAGTTCCAATACTGGACGTATTATCTGACTTAACTAACTTATATCGTGTGCTTAACTGTATGTCTGTCCCATGTGCATTTAATTTCAGAATTTTTTTTATAATGGTTACCGCATATACTTTGTCATTTAACGCAGAACGTAATTTATACTCAGAAATATTTACTAATTTTTTAATAACATCTAGTAATTTTACATATGGTTTTATTTCACTACCCTTACTTCGTAATTTTGGCTCTAACATGGAGGGGCTAGAATAAGTAAAATTTACAGATATGTTCATAGATTTAAATGTGTCTTGAATTTCACGGTACAATGATTTGGGTAAGCTTTTTTTTAATAGATGACGACATACATATATCGTAATAAAAGTAATGTGTGGACCATTAATAACCTGTTTAATTATATTTGTAATATTAGCAATAGCAGAGGATTCATTCTTATAGGTATGTGGCGTATCTACATGTTTATATTGGTCCTTATTTACAATTACAAACTTATCGATATTATTAGGTAACTGCGCTATACTATAGGATCTAAATTCTTGCTGTAATATGTCCTCTCTATAGTCTTGCCCTAATATATCATTAAGGGCTGCCTGTACGGGACCACTTAAATTTTGTTTAAATAATATATCAATCGGTTCAATTTCTTGAATATTTATAGATAATATTCTTTGTTTATCACTCATACTTATATTTGTATGAATATAAAAAATATTATATGCCTATTAATTAAGTGATGGCATTTGCTATGAACGCCTCCCCTGTATTAAATGATGATTATGGTTCGAAATTTAATAAAGACACTTTAAAAAATGTATTGTCTAACAAATCCATGTCCGACATACATTCGGTTAGTGAAGATTCGGGATTAAGCAATTTTTATGCTTCCTATGATGCTCCACCAACACAACCAATACCAACCAATCTACCGCAAATGGACATTGAACTTCCACCAGACCAAGAGACAAAAATTAATTATATATTAGATATTTTGGAACAACAAAAAGATATCAAAACACATCAAAAAAAAGAAGAGATTATTTTATATTTCTTTTTAGGACTATTTATTATTTATATATTAAACTCATTTGTTGAAATAGGTAAGTATAGTCGTTAATTATTTTTACGTAATATACACATGTAAAAATTGTTTTTTAATTTTATATTTCGTATAAACTTAAACCCTTTCATAGCGGATACATGTATTAAATTATCTAAAGTTACATTATTATAATTCCATATATATTTACGTTTTATCAATTTATTTTTTTTAATGATTTCGTTATAAATCACGCCCGTAGATTTGGGTGTAATTTCTACGGAAAATTCATAGTTATCCATAAATTCAGTATTTGGATTATCATTTATAATGTCAGACATATTTTCCCATGCATTAAAATAAGTAATAAATACGTATCCATTATGGACTAACCAATTATACATAATATCAAAAAATAATTGTATGTTTGTATAAGTGTGAATAATAAAAACAGGTATAACAATATGAGTGAACTTGTTATGTTCAAATAATTTTATATTATTATAATTTCCATTGACTATATTTAATTCACCGTATTTTTGCTTTGATTTATTTATAAAGTATGATGAATTTTCCAGCCCAATAAGAGAATTCGAGTTTGACAATAATTGTAGTATGTGTCCCGTACGTGTGCCTACACATAATACTTGACTATTGCCATTTAAATATGGTATTACTTCGTTGCCAGTTAATTTATGATAGTCCACTGTATTATACATTTCGTCATATATACTTGCTTGAAATTTATCTAAGGATTCCATATTTTGTAATATGTGTTTTGTCTCATATATATTACTAAATCCTTCCGTCTTTAGCATAGTAAATAAATACATCACGAGTAATACGATTAACAGAATTTCATAAATCATTTGTTATAATTACGTTATTTTTTTTTTTAGTATTTATAATGGATATAAAAGATAATAGGACTTCTTTTAATAAAACGTCTTTTTCAAATTTAAATAAAAAATTTGTATTTGATGAATTTACTTCTGCAATTTACTTTAATAAACTGGAGGATGCTCTTAAATATACAGCCGAAATGTTAGCTAGTTCTTATATTAAAGAATTATGGTTCATTTATATGAATTATTATTGTAAATATATTCATGTTTCCAATGTAAAAGTACCTATCTATCTAAATAATAAATATAATGAATTTAAAGAAATTGCTTGTTCAATGTCATCCGATTTTGAATTAAGAAATAATTATATTATCCGCAAATTATTTTTTACGGTTACTTATATATTTTGTAATTTACCAAAGGATAATATATTAGAATATGCAACCTTTAAATTAGATATACCTAATTTATCTAAACAAACTAGAGCAACCTCAGTTGAGTTTGTAACAAAATATTATTTAGAGGATGACCCTAAAGATTATTATATGTTAATTAACGAATTTACATATCATTTAGAAAAAACACATGATAAAACATGGATTTTATATTGGATTAATTGCATTGTTGAATTGGATGCTCATTTTAATAAACAACGTAAAAATTATACATGTAGTGTTCGAAAATTACCATTACCAGTACAAAATGAAACAAATATAGTGTGGTTATTATGGTACATAATTTTACAAGAATCATTAGTATTATCTTCAGACCTTATTAAAAAGGCAATCATATCCCTATTCGAATTATTTACGGTAAAATACTCAAAACAAACGAATAAAAAACAAAAATCCCTTATTGGTGTTGCCGCTTTAATGCTTCATCATGTAAGTGAGACAAATGTAAAAATAATATCAAACATGGAAGAATTATCGGCTTTAGATGAACATATGACTCGTATATTCACTACAATTCAAAAAAATCAAGTATGGGAACAGCCTATTAAATCTAATCAAGAAATGTTATTAGAGTCTATTTATAAATAAAATGCTAATATAATGACTACAATTAAAAATATAGCTGGTTCTTATTATACCTCAAATAAATCCCTCGGTAATAATAACAACGAGGAAGGTAATATACCTACCTATTCTAATAAACCGAATGATAACACAATGCGGTATAATAATGTGTTAAATAACACGGCTAATAATAAAAATAATAATAAAAATAATAAAAATAATAACAATAATAAAAATAATAAAAATAAGGGGGTAGGTTTGCTTAATACAAATGTGTCTCCAAATGTATTACCCAATGTGTCTCCAAATGTATTACCCAATGTGTCTCCAAATGTATCACCCAATGTGTCTCCAAATGTATCACCCAATGTATCACCCAATGCATATACAGGCATGTCTTCTACAACAGGAATATTTATAGTTATTTTAGCAATTATTGTGGGTGTGTTATTTTATTTTAAACAATACATTATTAAGTATTTTAATAAACCAGACACATCTGTATCTACTGAAGTAAAGCAATTAAAAAAAAGTATTAAAAAAGAAAAGGTAAAAAATGAAAAAATGAAAGAAGATGCGTCTAAAAAAGACGAGGCATCTAAAAAACAAACATTAACAGATTTAAAAGATGAAGTCACAAATAAAATGAAATATAATAAAAACCAAATTGCCGAATACGACGGGTTTTGTTATATCGGATATGATAAAGGGCAGAGACAATGTACTGATATTGCTAAAAACGATGTTTGCATTAGTGGAGAAATATTTAATAATGCGGATAAGTGTATATTTCCACGACTACGATAATTATAAAGAACTGTAATAAGGTATATTTGTAATTGGATTTGGTGGACAATTGGGTTGATTTAGCTGTAATAACCTAAGTTGATTTCTACTTAATCGTTTACTTTTGCTAGACTGTATTACGGTTGGTGTAAAAGATACATTTTTATGCTGTAATACTTCATATTTTCTACGTTCCTTACCCATTTCATAGGTAAATATATCAGTGTCTGATGTATATGGCACATTAGTTCCAGTGCCTCTACCTAATCGAGTGGCTGTTATAGGCAACCTAGTTTTAATTTGTCTCAAATATAATATGTTATTTGTAAATGGGTCTATATTTAAGGCAGCGTAGTCTGGTTCCGCGGCTACAAGTGGATCAACATATTGCCATCGAGTCGAGGATACATCCTCAATATATCTGGTCACACTTATAGTTACATTTTCATGAGATGTCATTATAATGTATAATTATTTATATATTGCATTAAAAGACATATCACGTTTTAATCGGTTAAGATATATAGTGCTGTATATGTATGGATTTTGATTTAATATAACTGTTGTAGTTAGTTTATATTTTGGTAGCACCATTATAATTACATAATATTTAAGTATCTGTCTCTTTATTATCCTCAAAAATTTCGTGTTTGATATCCTCAAGTGTTGCATTTATTCCTAATACAGTATCCTGAGTGGTTGCATTCTCAATTGAAATTAACTCACCCTTACTGTTAATGCTTTGAGTTAGCTTATTACCAGTTTTCTTTGCCTTATCAATGTTTTCTTGAATAGCCTCCATTTTTTTAGTTTTTAAACGTTCTTCAAAATGTTGCTTTGCCTTTTCCTCATTCTTTTGCTTCTCATGCATAAGAGTATTTAATTCCTTTTCAAGATATTGCACATTGCCTGTTTTATATGCCTCTGGATGAAATGGTAGCCACGTGCCAACCGGACCAACATATACATCGTGATTAGGGTCGAGTTCACGTAATGATTTGCACCTAAGTTCGGCTTCCTCTTGAGTAGGAAATGTTCCACGCACCTTAACGCCTCGAGTATTTGTTACAAATGCATTTGCCTTTGAATACGCCTTTTCAAGGTCATCCTCGTTCTTTTCCATAAAATTTTTGTAATCATCACTTACATCATTTGCTAATTCAGACTTGTATGTTGAAATAAACGATTCAAACTCATTAAAAATTTCCTCTGAAGATAACTTATATTTAAATGAAATAAAATTGACAAATTCAATGAACTTACTCATAGACTTTGTATTGTCATATTGCTTTACGAATTCTTCAAAATAATATAACTCCTTTTTTTTTATGATTGATTCAGGTGACACAAATGATAAACAAGCAAAAAATTGCTCAGCAATAGGTTTGTCAACATCTAATAAATCGGCTTGTTCCATTATATAGTTACATAATCAATTGTATTTATATATTATTTTCTATATATTATTTATATGTTAAACGTAAAAGAAGTAGTTAAGAGAGTATTAAAATATTTGATTGAGGGGTTAATGGTGTCTATCGCTGCGTATGCCATCCCAAAACAAAGTTTAAATATGGATGAAATTTGTCTCATTGCTCTTGTGTCAGCAGCAACCTTTAGTATTTTAGATAGTTATATACCAACCATGGGACAAACTGCTCGAACTGGTGCTGGGTTTGGTATTGGTGCAAATCTAGTAGGATTCCCGGGCGGGTTTTAATGGGTTGGTATAAATTGCCAATTTAACTCATGGCATATTTTTTTCCATATGTCATCTTGTTCTTTCTTTTTTTGCTCTTTTAACATCGGGAAATAAGGCAAATATTTCATTTCATCCAGTAATTCACATAATTTATAAAGAGTATAGTAATAATTTAAAAAATTAACCCTATCTTTAGGACAAAATTTAGAATATGGAATCTGTATATTCATAAATAATGCACACAATGTGTCCTCTAATTTAGGACTCATAACAGGTGGTTTAATACCTAAAATGTCCTTAATAAATGATATGTGTTCATAATATTTATTATAATGTAACTTCTTTAATATCTCCTTTGTCTTTTTATAGGACATATCAGATAACTCTAGTCTTTCCTTTTTTATTTGATTTTTTATGTTATTTATGATTTCCAATGGTATGTCAGTTGCCTCTTTTGCTTGAACTTGAGACAATACTTCGCGAAAGTGATTTATTCTTTTATATGCATAAAAGGATATCTCTTTAGGCGGTTCTTTATAAGTAGGTTTATCATTATCTACAAAAAATACCTGACTGTTAAAACATTTATTACATAATATTAACCCTTCATGTTGAACCTTTATCATTTCACCTGTTGGACATTTAGTACATTTAAACTCATCGTAAATATAATCATTAAAATTACTATTAGTAAAATTATTTTTACGGATATATGTCTTTATGGATGAATTTAGTTTATTTAATTCATCATCATTAGCGCCTTTAAAAAAAAAGTTGTTTAACATCTGGGTTGGGTTTTTATTAAGTTCAATATTTTGTTTTGCTTCAAAATAATCAAACAATTCCTTTGAATTGTCTAAAAAATAAGCCTTCTTTCGTTTGCTTACTTTAACCGCATTATTAGGGTTTTCTTCTTCTTTTTTTAAGTCTAATAAATAGTTGTTAAATAAATTATCAATTGTATTTTCATTCATTATTAATTATTATTATTTTATACCTTTATTTGTTTTTTATTTTTTTTAATTATTATTATTATTTTTTTATCTTTGGTAATAGTATACTATGGGAGGAGGATTAATGCAACTGGTAGCTTATGGCGCACAAGACGTATATTTAACGGGTAACCCTCAGATTACCTTTTGGAAGGTGACCTACCGAAGGCACACCAATTTCTCGATGGAGTCTATTGAGCAGACTTTCAACGGACAGGCTGATTTCGGTCGGCGTGTAAACTGCACCATTTCGCGAAACGGTGACCTTGCTTTCCGCACTTACCTTCAGGTAACTCTGCCACAAATTGGACAGGAACTCAACACATCTGGCGATGTATATGCCCGTTGGCTTGATTTCCCAGGACACCAGCTCATTGAGGAGGTTGAGGTAGAGATTGGTGGACAGCGAATTGACAAGCACTATGGTGACTGGATGCACATTTGGTGCCAGCTCACTCTCGACAAGAATCAGCAGGCGGGCTACAATAAGATGGTTGGACAGACCACCCAGCTTACCTTCATGACTGACCCAACCTTCGCCCCAGTTGATGGTCCTTGTGATTCGTCGGCTCCTTCTCAGGTATGTGCTCCTCGTAACGCACTTCCTGAGACCACTCTCTACATTCCTCTTCAGTTCTGGTTCTGTACTAACCCAGGACTTGCTCTGCCTCTGATTGCACTCCAATACCACGAGGTCAAGATTAACCTCAACCTGCGAGCCATTGACGAGTGTCTGTGGGCTGTATCTGCTCTTGATGGCAACGTTGGTGATGAGAAGAAGGTATCGGGTGCTTACCAGCAGAGTCTCGTCAGTGCTTCCCTTTACGTGGATTACCTCTACCTCGACACGGATGAACGTCGCCGAATGGCACAGAACCCAACCGAATACCTGTTCGAACAGCTCCAGTTCACTGGCGGTGAGGGTGTAGGTTCGTCCTCGAACAAGATTCGTCTTAACTTTAACCACCCTTGCAAGGAGCTTATCTGGGTTGTTCAGCCAGACGTAAATGTAGATTACTGTGCAGCTACCCAGGCTGGTTCAGCCCTGTTCCGCACCCTTGGAGCCCAGCCATTTAACTACACCGATGCTCTTGATGCTCTGCCTAACTCGATTAAGGCATTCTCTTCGGCTGAGGCTGTTTCTGGCACCTATGGAGTCATCTCTAATAACGCTTTCGAGCAGGCTGAAGTTCCTCAGCTGTCGTCGGGTACTGTTGAGTGGAACACCACTGGCGGAGATTGGTCTGGTGTTGCTGGAGCAGAAATGGCGTCTGGAGTATCCGATGCGGGTGCCTTTGTTCTCTCGGAGACCTCCCTCGACATGCATTGCTGGGGTGAGAACCCAGTTATTACCGCCAAGCTTCAGCTCAATGGTCAGGACCGATTCTCGGAGCGTGAGGGAACCTACTTCGACCAGGTACAGCCATTCCAGCACCACACTCGCACCCCTGATACTGGCATTAACGTATATTCCTTTGCCCTGCGCCCAGAGGAGCAACAGCCATCCGGCTCCTGCAATTTCAGCCGCATTGATAACGCTACTCTTCAGCTGGTTCTTTCGAACTCGGCTGTCGCTGGAACCAACACCGCTAAGGTGCGCGTTTTCGCCCGTAACTACAATGTCCTGCGTATTATGAGTGGCATGGGTGGATTAGCATATTCAGATTAATTCTGCTTAATATACAATTAACATAAAATTGATATAAAGATTCATTACATATACATATATAATGAATTACAAGGCTATCTATGACATTGATAATGGACACAATTGCGCACGAATTAAGTGTAATGATATATTAATTACGGTTGATTTAAATGATATGACTAAAATTATTAATTGTCCAGATAAATTTACAAAGTTTAATGACACGTTGGAACTCTATCCTTATTACATGCGGAATTTACAACGAATTACATTTCTTAAATATTTATACGAATTAAATGACCCTGACGTAACATTTGTTTTTAAAAATGATAACATGTATGATTTACGACGCGATAATGTATCGGTTCAACATAAATATCATTCTAAGGTTATTGAACTTTATTCTATTGTATCTTTTAATACAGGACATTATTCAATTAATGGTAAGGACGCATACATTATGAAAAATCCCATTTGGACAACAGATAAGAACAAATTAATTATGTATTGTGAAAAAGATGCATTATGTGAGTTATGCTCAGTATCGTATGAAAAGATTGTTGCGTTTGAAACAGAGCATAATAATGGAAATAAAATAACCTTTTATAAACATTCGAATAGCTATATTTATGGCAGATATTTAACAGGAACATTATCTATTTATCAAATCATTATTATTGGTGGTAAAGAAATTGTAAAAAGTAATATTAATCATATTGATAATAACTCATTAAATAACTCGTTTAATAATTTACAATGTGCTGACAACTCGGTTAATAATTTACAATGTGCTAATGACACAGATGATAATTTACAATATGTTAATGGTCAGCATAAATACCACGTTACTGTCGCAAAACATCATACTATTGTCTCATATCAGTCAGGGCATTACCCTAAATACGGAAAGGAAGCAAATATTATGAAAAATCCCATATGGACCACCGATAAGAATAAATTAATCATGTATTGTAATCAAGATACGTTATGTGAACTATGTCCTTTATCTTATAATAAAGTATTAGATTTCGAAAAGGAACATAATAATGGAAATAAAATGTCATTTTATAAACAACAAAATGGTTATATATACGCTAGTTATTTAAATACCGCACTGGCTATTCATCAAATCATTACTGGATGCCATGGAAACGGTAAAGGAACTAAAAATATCAGTGCCGACCATATCGACCGTAACCCTTTAAATAATTCATGGGATAATCTGCGTATTGCCACTCGTGAAGAACAAGAACAAAATTGTAAAGGTATCATGAAAGACACAAAACGAGCAAGGTCGGCTACCTCCAAAGAATTGCCAGAAGGTATTACACAAGAATCAATGGGTAGGTCGATTTATTATAATAAAGAAACGTATGGAAATCAGGGTAAAACACGCGAATTCTTTCGCGTAATTTGGGAGGGTAAGGAAAAGGCAACATCAAAAGCAGAAAAATTTACTATCACCGAAAAGTTAGCACAAGCAAAACAAATGTTATCTGACTTAGAAAATGACACTTATGTACCTCCTGTAAAAGCAACACCCAAATATATTCGTCTTATTGAAAAATTACCAACTAAATTTTGTCTTGAATATGAAAGAAGGATTACAAATGAGGAAGAAAAAACAATTAAACAAACCATGAAATTGAGTTTTACTATTGCTGATGTAAATAAACAACAAGAGATTATTAATAAGCAACTGGGTATATTTAAAGATAAAATCAAGGATAAATATGATTTTAATGACTGGGAATTTTAAGATTATATAAATTATATAAAATATTTTTATTATAAAATTGATACATTAATTATTATGTTCGCTTATAAATGATGAAACTTTTAGATTGGATTCATGAGGATAAAATGAATTATTCGTATTTATCGTCAAATAAAAACGCAGTCCATATTCTTGAATACCATTTAGATAAAGTTAACTGGGCAAGGTTGTCTTTAAATCCTAATGCCATTCATATTCTTGAACAACATTTAGATAAAGTTAATTGGGAGAATTTATCTTTAAATTCAAACGCTTGTCACATTCTAGAACAACATTTAGATAAAGTTAATTGGGATTATAGCGCAATTGATTTAATTGAATTATATTATGACGAAGACGATATTTGTTGGACAACATTATCTTCAACAAATATAAACGAAATGGATACTCTTAGATTTTATATTGAAAAGGTAGATTGGTTAAAAATTTGGCAAAATCCATCTATTTTTAAATATGATTACAAATATATGAAAGAAACAATAGATGTATTTAAATAGGAATTTTAAAAGTATATGTTACCTACTGTGTAACATATATATATATTATAATATAAATACATATAATATAGTATTATATGTCAAGTAGATGTGCTGAGAATTCTTTAAAAGGTTATTTAATACAGCATGCTAAGGTATTATATTTAATATTATGTATATACTGTAAAGACATACCCGAATTTACAGACGAACAGTTAGCTTTTTTAAAAAATATATATTTTAAAGAAGAAGGTAAAGAGGATATTGATTTTACTATTATTGACAATGATAAAATAAAATATATATTATATCAAGAAAAATATGTGCTAGGTTCTAATGCTGAAAATATTGCAAAAGGTTCGGGTATATATAAGGTACTAATTGATCATTATAATGATCACGAATCTATTAGTAAGATATATTATAACTGTGTTACATGTAAGGAAAAAACGGCACAATTTGATATTCTGTTAAAATTAATTGATATAGAATATATACATATTAACAAATTTATTGTAATCTATTATTGTATTAATAAATTAACATCTGACAAGGTAACCGTACCTATCAATATGAATGAATTAAATAATGAAATACACAAACGAATCCCTGATGTAAATAAAATATGTAAATTATTAGATGTATTATCAGATGACGATGTAGATAGTTTATTACGTACTAGTGACCCTATTATGCAATTAGATAAATTAGATAAATCTCAAGAAAAATATGTTAAAGCGAATAGAACACATTATAATTTTTTACAATATTTAGTCAATGACAAAAAATCCAAATTATTATTACCATATTTATTAAAATTTAAAGTAAATATAAATAAACACGAATTATTTGATCACATTCAAAATAAAACGATGGAACAAGTAAAAAAACATTCTGCATATTTTACTGGATATGGCAATATGTCAGATAAATTTAATAAGTTCCATGAAAAATGTATATATGGTTTATTTGAGAAGGAGATAAACAACATATTATTTAATAAATCAGACAACCCACATGGTACATCATTATATGATATTATTAATAATATAAAAAATGTATTTAATAATGTATATGAACCTACTGACATATTAACTATTATTTCATATATGTTATATCATTATATTAAAGAAGATAAGTTTGATAAGTTATTATCAATCGACACTAAATTATGTGATTATTTAATTGATAATAAAGTTAAATTATCTTTGTTTATTTATAAAAATCATATGACTGAACATACATCTATATTTAGAACAGTATTACGACAAATGATAGTATACATATGTACTCATTATCATCTGGATTTTATTAATTGTAAAGATATAACCGGATTTATAGCCAGAACACATGACGTCATATTAAGCGGTAATAATTATAAGATAAAGGGTGAATTATATATCGCATCAGTAGATATATATAAGTTAAAACTAAATCAATCAAAATATAAGGCGTTATTGTCTATAGATAATGCGTTATCGTCTATAGATAATGCGTTATCGTCGGATTAATTAACACCTAAATATATTCGTCTTATTGAAAAAACACCCACAAAGTTATGTTTTGTATATGAAAGAAGGATTATAAATGAGGTAGATAAAACAAACCATGAAATTGAGTTTTACTATTACAGATGTAAATAAACAACAAGAGATTATTAATAAGCAACTGGGTATATTTAAAGATAAAATCAAGGATAAATATGATTTTAATGACTGGGAATTTTAAAATTGATGGGATAGTATAAATATAAATTGATGACACTATCAAGAGGTTGTTATATACAAATGGAAATTATTACTGACCTACAAGTCATGCCTTTTGATAAACAAATGAATTTTATATACTTAATTAATCAAATCATTAATAATAGTAATTTACTTCAACCAAATACAGTTACTATTATAAACACTTTTTGCGGTGTCTATAAAAAAACACTTTTATAAAAATAAAAATAAAAATAACCCTCGTCTAATAACAGATATAAATAACATCATTATAGACATTCCATATATATGTAAGCGTATGACCAGTGTAACAGTTAAATTACACCTGATCCATAAGATACCGCTCGAATCGCCTTGGATGAAATACCTTTGCTATTAGTTCCTCTTTAAATATACTAATTATCTTAGTCATGCGTTCATAATCGTATGTAAAGATGGATGGGTTTTTAGATAGCATATACCAATCTATTTTATCTTGATTTGATTTTAATAATTCCATTGCACTTGGGTTTTGAGATAAATTGTCCCAATCTATTTTATTTAGATTTTTTTGCAATAAATCAATAGCGTTTGAATTCTTAGATAACCAAAACCAAACTATTTTATCTGGATTTGCTTTTAATAATTTAATTGCGTTTTTATTTTTAGATAATTTAAACCAAACTATTTTATCCGGATTTGCTTCTAATAATTCAATTGCGTTTAAGTTTTTAGATATGCACTTCCAATTTATTTTATTTGAATTATCTGTTAACATGTTAATAGCTGAACTGTTTGAAGATAAATAATTCCATTCTATTTTTTCTGGATTAGATAATAATAACCACATTGCATTACTATTTTTAGATAAATAATCCCAATCTATTTTATCTTGATTATCTTGTAATAATTCTATCGCACTTAGGTTTTTAGACATTGTGATCCAATTTATTTTATCTGGGTTTTCTCGTAACAATTCAATGGCGTTTGGGTTATGAGACAATACATCCCAATTTATTTTATCTGGGTTTTCTCGTAACAATTCTATAGCGTTTGGGTTACCAGACAACCTATACCAAATTAGTTTATTTACATCAATCCAATCACGTAGTTTCATCATTCTTTAATAATAATAAAAATAAATATAACATCAATTTTATTAAGAATATAACTTATTCATATTTGTCTCTTCCATATGATTATCATTTGTAAATAATATGTCAATATGGTCGTTATTTAAAAACCGAAAGGTAAATGTTTTATTTTTTTCCTTACGTCCTACACGCCCAATTGCTTGAATAATTTTTTCTTGAGTAAGATTAGTCATATTATCAGCCAAATAACTTTGGGCAAATTGATAATTAGTACCATATATATAGTCACTTGACGCCATAATCATAAATAGATTTTTATTATCGGCTAAGTCTTTCATAATATTATTATATGTCTCATTGGATTTATTTAATATACCAATCCCCATCATTAATAATATTTTATAGCTCACATCTATATCCAAATCAATAATTTGTTTGACATGTGAATCCTCGAGAGATGAACTAAATACATTGGATTGTTTAAAATTGTCAAGAGTGGTCCATTTTTTATAATGGTCGCTAGTGTTTGGTATAAACATATTATTGAGTTGTACTTCCTTAAACTGCTTTTCAAGTATACTTATATTTTTTTGTATTTCCTTTGTACTTGCATCAAATCGCTGATTTTCTATCATTTTATCTTCCATCTTACCTATCTTATCTTCTAAATTATTGCTTAATTGTTCTATTTTATTACACACCTTTGCATTATAATCTACATTTTTCTCTATTTTATTTAATATACCCATAGGTATTTTTGCTTCATCAATTAAGGTAGTCATTGGAGACAAGTCGTCGATTATCCATAATGCTGGACCATGTATAATATTATGCGCATCTTTGCTAGTAAAGGATAACGAATTATTAAATATAGATTCTGATGTAGTAGTAACGGGATTTGATTGTATCAACTTATAATAAAATTGTTTAATCGTTAATGCGTTTATAGAATTCAATGGTAATTTAAATTCAACCCCAGACTCTAATATATAATTACAACATTCTCGTATGCTTAAAAATTTAATATATTTATTACCAATTGTAGATATAAAATCAGGTATATTTTCTTTTGCAATTCTTTTATGGGGCATTATAATAGCGCCTTCTTTATCAACCAATGTTATATTAGAGTGTTCATCAAATGTCTCTATCTTATGATGGTCTCCATTAAATTTTAATGTGTAGCTGTCTACCACTTGAGACAAATTGGTAGGAAGGGTTGCTGACGACATGACAATATTTGGTATTTTATTAATAGACCAATTATGTTTAATGATTGTGTGTAATGGATGTTCATTACGATCCATAGATATGGTTGGTTCATCCCAAAATAAAATTATTTTACTTTTATCAAAGAAGGTGAGCATATAATTCATAGCTACTTCGTATGAGCTTAAGTCACACAATAACATTTCCACTTTTCCTCCTTCTGCATGTATAGGATATTTAGTAGATGTATATTTTGACACTGCAAAATAATGCAATCGCACATCATCTGTGCTTTTACAACCAAACGCGAATCCGACTTTACGTCCAATATTTACACAACTCTTTGCCAAATTTACTGCAATGTGACGAGATGCACAAATAAATAATACTTTATATTCTTCACATAATCCAATTGGTGTAAGCGTTTTACCGCAACTGGTAGGTGCAACATAAAAGACCAATGATGGTTTTTGTTGTTTTTTAAATATGGAATATAATTGCTTTTGATGTTCGTATAATTTTATTTTATTATAATTAAATATTTCATTATTTTCAAGTATATTATATCCATTTTTTAATAATTCAATTGGATTGAATATATAATTATTTGTATATTGGGTGATTATATTTAATACATGTGTATTTAATGTATAATTTGTTTGAAGAAAACATATATTATGATAATACAATAACTCACTTGTTTTTATAAATTTTTTTAAATACCCTAAGATAATAAGTTCAATGGATAAGGCTATATCGATAGTTTGATTTTTTAGTCTTATGGAATCCTTTCCGGATAATTTTTTTTTTATTTTAATATCACCGATATCATATTTAATATATTTTTTATAATGATCTTTAATGTATGGTTTAACATAGGTATCATATATATAATAATCACTTTCTGGGTGATTTAATTTAATTAGTTCATTTAATGTATTGTGAGTAGTAAAACTGACTAATGGGTCAGTATATCCATCTTTAATTAAGGTTAATATACCTTTCTCTTTTAAATCAACTGTTTTTTCAATGCTTTGCCATTCTGTTTTGGTCATTTTATTTTGTTTAAAATAATCCATTATTACATAAATATATGCGTTGTATTTATATATATTGAGTTTATCATATAATTTAAAATGGATTGACTATTATTTTAAAATAGAATGTATCTTAGTATATATTTTTTAAAAGTAATTTGTCTCTTATAATATATATCTCAAAATGAAATGCCTCGGCTCTTTCCCTCCCTCCCCCCCAAATAAAGGTGGTTTTGTTTTTATTCCCTAAATTGAATATTTTATCGTAACAATTATTCCCTAATAGAATGCACCCTTTATCTATGTTTATCATCTAAAATAAAAGAGGGAATGAAATATATTC